CTGTACCAGCGAACTGTACCAGTCAGAGATTTTCGGCATTCAGGTTTTGGGAAAAGCTATATTTACCAGTAGGTCACATGGTAAAATGGCGGAGAGACAGTCCGTCGGACGCGGCTTCGCTTCTCTAATAATACAATAAAAACAAATACTTGGAATTTTGGCGCTTCGCAAATTGTGTTGCAAAGTGTGCTGCAAAAATTGATTGTCACTTTCCGGGTCACGATGACACGGAACCCGCTTCCCGGCTATCCTGAAATGAGTAACCCCCACCGGCTGCGACCGATGGGGGCTACGTGAAATTTGGCGCGCAGGACCGGCAAAGTCCCCACGCCGTGGCATCTAAGAAAGGCTGAACGATGCAAAAAGAATATAACCTGAAAGCCCCCAAAGGCCAAGACTCTGCCGCGCTGGACCTCGCCCGAGCTGGCATCCCCGTCTTCCCGGTGGACAGGAAGAAACACCCGCTGGTGAAGTGGAAGGGCGCGGCCACAACAGACGAAGCCCAAATCCGCAAATGGTGGAGCAAATGGCCCAAGGCCATGCCCGCCTTTCCGACGGGTGAGCCGTCTGGAATCGCCGTGCTGGACCTTGACCTCAAAGACGGCAAGGACGGCGTGGAGGCATTGCGCCAGCTCGGCTTTGAGCCGGAGTCGCCCTTCGTCGTGAAAACTGCTTCTGGTGGCCTGCACCTTTGGTTCGCGCATAGACCGGGACTCCGGTGCAGCGTGGGCCAAGACAAGGACGGGCTGGCGGGCGTGGACGTGCGCGGCGAGCGTGGCTTTGCCGTCGCTCCGGGGGCCAAGGGCTACACCTTCAAATCTGGCGATCTGGACCTTTGGGCCGATCTTCGGGACGTGGGTTGTTTGCCCGCATGGCCGGAAGCCCTTCCCATGCAGCCGCGCGCAGTCCGTGTCAGCTCCGGGGTCGAGCCGTCCGGGCTGCCCTTCGACGCGCTCCGGGCCGCTCTGCTTTGGCTGCCCCTCGAAGATCGGGAACGCCTCTTCGGCACCGACGCCGAATGGTTCAAGGTGTGCCGCATCATCGTGGACGAAACCGGCGGTTCCGAAGAGGGCAACGCGCTTTGGCATGAATGGTCCGACGGCTGGGGCGGATATGACCATCACGAAGCCGAGTCCAAATGGTGCCGCGAAGACGCTTACACTGGCGAGCGGGCGAGCGTCTGGGCGATCTTGCGCCCGGCTGTGGACGCCGGGTGGACGCACGCCGACTTTGAAGCGTGGCAAGCGGCCACGGCTGCCGAAGACTTCGATGGTCCCGACGCGGAAGAGGAAGCGGAGCTTGACGCGCTGGTGGGCACCCCGTCCAAGGCGCTGACTCAAGTCGAATGGGGCACGCCGCTCATGCGTGGCGACAAGCCCGTTATCAACCTTTTCAATACGACCGTCTATCTCGGGCGCAACCTCGACTCGATCCTGCCGGGGCTTGCGCACAATCTCATGAATGGCCGCGACGAATGGCGCGACGGGCAGCTTACCGACTCCGCCGTGTCGCTCGCCCGCATGGCGTTGGAACGCCGGGGCCTCGAAACCGTGGGCAAAGAATTGGTGGCCGATGCTGCCCACGCCGTCGCCCGCAAGCGCGCCTATCACCCTATCCGCGACCAGCTCAACGCCGTGGCATGGGACGGCGTGGGGCGGCTCGACTCTTGGCTGGTGCAACACGCCGGGGCGGACGACACGCCCTATGTCCGCACCGTCGGGCGCAAGTTCATCATCGGCATGGTGGCGCGCGTCATGAAACCGGGATGCAAGCAAGACCACACGCTTGTCCTGTCCGGGCGGCAAGGTCAGAACAAGAGCACAGCTTGCCGGGTGCTGGCCGGGCCGGAGTATTTCAGCGACACGTTGCCGTCTATCCGGGGGGACAAGACCGACGCAATCCGCCACCTTCAAGGCAAATGGCTGGTGGAGCTGGCCGAGCTGGCACCGTCCCGGAAGAGCGAGTCCGAAGACCTGAAGGCGTTCCTATCCGGGGCAGTGGATCGGGTGCGACTTCCCTATGCCAAATTTGATGAAGCGTTCCCCCGCCAGTGTGTCTTTGTCGGCACAACGAACGAAGACCAGTTCTTGCGGGACGCCACGGGCGGGCGGCGCTTCTGGCCGGTGACGGTAACGCGGGTAATCGACGTGGAGGCTCTGGCCGCCGAACGCGACCAGCTCTTTGCGGAAGCCGTGGCGGCGTTCAAAGCGGGTGAGCCGTGGTGGCTTGACCGCGACTTTGAAGCCGAGCACGCCGCGCCGGTTCAAGCTGCCGCCTATGTTTCCGATAGCTGGGCCGAAGACGTTTCCCGGTGGCTGGACGGGACGGTTGACGACTTCGGCGGGGAAACCACGCCCCGGGAAGAGGTAACGGTTTCGGAAGTCCTGAGCGGGGCTCTGGGGATTTTGCCGGGACGGCATACCCGAGCGGACCAGAACCGAGCCGGGGCCGTGCTCCGGGAATTGGGCTTGGCGAAGCACCACACGAAACGCGGCAAAGTCTGGCGGAGGCAATCACGGTGACTACGGTGACTACCATGGTGACTACAGGTGGTCACCAGCAACCACCTGTTTTTCAAGACGGAATCTGTCTGGTGACTACGGTGACTACCTATTCTGGAAAAGACTGCTGGGAAGACACGGCTGCTACCGCCCCCGTGGCTGACAGTGCCTGGGCACTACAATGGCGAAAAGGTAGTCACCGTAGTCACCGCGCTAAAAGAGGCAATGAATACATGACCTTGGGTGTGACTACCCCGAACGGCAGGTGGTCACCCATTTCTACGCTCGGGTGTTACCAGCGTTCCCGGCGTTCCCGCCGTTACCGTGAAGGTACTATATGGTCCTTCCCAGCGCGGGTGACGCGGAGCCCCGGCATTTCCCGCTGCACAGAAAAATTCACACGGGAAACCCGATTCCCGAGTTTCCCGCCGTTCCCGAAATTACCGCCGTTACCAAGAGGCCATGAGCAATGACGATCACCGCAACTGAGCTGGCCGAGATTGACGCGCTGGTTTTCGCACCCGACCCCGAGACCGTTACCGCTGGCGAGTTGGCCGAGTGGCTGGGACTGACCCCCAACCGCGTCTCGGCACTGGCACGGGAAGGCGTGATCCCCCGCGACGCCGACAAGCGGTTCCCGCTCCGGGCTTCGATCCGCGCCTATTGCGACCACGCCCGCGCCGGAGCGACTGGCCGCCGGGCCGATACCGAGCTTGCCGCCGAAAAGCTACGGCTTGCCCGGGAACAGGCGGACAAGATCGCCTTCGCCAATGCCCGCGCCCGTGGCGAGCTGATCGCGGCGGGGGAAGTCGAACGGGCGTGGGCTGGCGTCCTGCGGGACGTGCGCGCTGCCTTCCTCGCATTGCCCAGCCGGGCCGCTGCGAAGCTCGGCCACCTGACCCCGCACGATCTAGCCGCACTGGACGCCGAAGTGCGCGACGTGCTGATGGAGCTGGCCGAACATGAGTGACACCCTGACGCTGACACGCCGCAACGCTATGGCCGCGCTGAAGCCGCCGCCGCGCCTGAGCCTGCCGGATTGGATCGAAACCACCATGCGGCTGCCCGAGGGCGTCTCGGCCACCCCGGGGCGCGTCACGCTCTGGCCGTATCAAAGGGGAATCGCGGAAGCCATTTCCGACCCGCTCATGGAGCGCGTGACCGTGGTGAAGCCGGTGCGCGTCGGGCTGACAACGCTGCTATCCGGCACCGTGGCCGCCTACATCGCCAATGAGCCCGCGCCAATCATGGTCTTGCAGCCGACCGAGGCGGACGCGCGCGACTACGTGGTGAGCGATCTGGAACCGATTTTCTCGGCCACGCCCGAGCTGAAGGGGCTTATGTCTGCCGAGGCCGACGAAGCCGGGCGCAACACGCTGCTGTCCCGCCGCTTCCCCGGTGGCAGCCTCAAGGTGGTGGCCGCCAAGAGCCCTCGCAACCTGCGCCGCCACAACGTCCGAGTCTTGCTGATCGACGAAGCCGACGCCATGGAGCCGGGGGCCGAAGGCTCGCCCCTCACGCTGGCCGAGCGCCGCACTCTGAGCTTCCCCAACCGCAAGATCGTGCTGGGCAGCACCCCGACGCTGGAAGCCACGTCCAACGTGCTGCGGAGCTACGCCAACAGCGACTCCCGCGTCTATGAGTGCCCGTGCCCGCACTGTGGCGACTTCCATGAGATCACGTGGGCAGACATCCAATGGCCGGAAGGTGAGCCCCTGAAGGCCGCCTATGTCTGCCCGAGCTGCGGGGCCGTGACCGAAGAGCGGCACAAACCTGCGATGGTGACCGCCGGGCGCTGGCGGATCACGCGGCCAGAAGTGGAGGGGCACGCCGGTTTCCGGCTCAACGCGCTTGTCTCGACGCTGGCGAACGCGAGCTGGGGCAAGATCGCCCAAGAGTTTCTTGAATCGAAGGCGCACCCCGACAAGCTGCAAGTCTGGACAAACACCCTCATGGGCCAAGGCTGGCGTGAGGCTGCCGAAGAAATCGACGACGCCGCGCTTGCCGCGCGGGCTGAGCCCTTCGGGCTGCCCGATGCGATCCCGGAGGAAGTGCTATTCGTCACCTGCGGCGTGGACGTGCAGCGCGACCGGCTGGAAATGGTCTTCGTGGGCTGGGGCCGGGATGAAGTCTTCATCTTAGGGCAATCCGTGATCTATGGTGACCCGATGGGGGACGACGTGTGGTCCGAGCTGGACGACGCCCTGCGCACGATCTGGAAGCACCCCAAGGGCGGTTTCCTGCGGATCGACGCCACCGGCATTGACGCGGGGGACGGAGTCACCATGGACCGCGTGCTTGGCTTCTGTCGCCCCCGCATGGGTCGCCGCGTCTACGCCGTAAAGGGCGCGTCGGGCGACCGCCAAGCGATCAAAGCAAGCGACACCCGGGGGGCGCGGCTCTTCATCGTCGGTGTGGACGGGCTCAAGGGGCAGCTTATCAACCGCCTGACCCGTGGCCGCTCTGTCCGGTTCTCCGACACGCTGGAAGGGCGGTTCTATGAAGAGCTGGCAGCCGAACGGCTGGTGGTGAGGTATCGCCGGGGCGCACCGTTGCGACAATGGGAACGCACGCCGGGCCGCCGGGCGGAGTCGCTGGATTGCGTCATCTACGCCATGGCAGTGCGGGCGCTGGTCAACGCCAGCGTGGACCGCCGGGCCGAAGAGGTTGAGGCGGTGACAATGCCGAAGCCCCGCGCTATCGTGGCGAAAAGTAAATGGCTTGAGGGGCGGTAAATGGACCCATACGAACAACTTTCCGAAGATAATCATGTGGCGTTCCTTCAGTTGGAAAGAGAGTTCCGGCAGCAAATGGAAATGGCACAGGAGAATCAAAACTCGAATTGGTCCTATGAAACCGCCGACTATATGAACAAGACCTTGGCGGCTGCGACTGCGCTAGACATAGATGCGCTATCTGGCTTTTCGGTCAGCACAAGAGACGGCGATGAACATCGGGAAAATTTCGATGAGTTCTTGCGGGCGGTGGACAACGTAATTGTCCAAATGCGTATCGCCAATTCCCGAACCCGTAATGCAATGACCGTCGGGCTATCTGAGGCGCAGAAGGCAAAAATTCACCATTTGATTGAAAAGATTCGGACTGAAGTAGAAGCGTCCACTGCGCCGGAGCCCAAGAAGGATAAGCTCTTCGATATTTTGGGGAGGCTTGCCCAAGAGGTGAGTAAGGAACGGACTCGCTATGAACGCTTCGCAGACTTGGCAAGATCGCTGGCAGGACTTAGCGGCGATATTGAACGGGAAGGCGCGCGCCCGTGGTGGCCTTGGTTCGAGAAAATCATGGGCCTCATCAACGATGCAAAAGAGGCCGAGCCGCAACTTCCAAAGCCGCCAGAAATAAAGAAGATAGAACCACCGCGAAAAGAGCTTCCGAAGCCCGATGGGTATGGTGGAGGGCGAGACCTAGACGACGAAATACCGTTCTAATCGAAGCGATTCCGCTTCAGTTCTACTTGTTCCATGAGAGCCACGCGCGCCGCTTCCGGCAGCTCTTCGACCGACTCCACATGCCACCCCCTGAGAATGAGCCGAATGAAACGCTGGGCGTTCCGTTCGGCTTTTTCTTTCTGGCGTTTCGTCGGCATGGGCTCTCTCGATCAATGTGGGGGGCGCGCATGAGTTTGGGACGAACGCGCCCCCCTTATCTGCCCGTGGTCGAGAACGGGCAAATCTCGGGTGTGCCCGGACAGGCGAGGTAAGACCCGCCCGGGCACCATGGCTCTCGATTACTGGCCACCGCTGACCAGCGACTCAGTAAATACGTCTTGGGTTGAGACGGTGCAAGAAAAATCTTCAGACGAAACCCCATTGTCTACCCACGGTAGCCGTGACAAAACAACAACTTGCTACCGTCTTGAGTCCTGACGATAGTAGGGCGACTCTTCTTGAAAGGACGCCCTATGACCGACGAAGAAACCTATGCAGGCCCGTTCACCGTAGACGACGGCCCGGACGATAAGCGCGGCATCACCAAGGCCGTTGCTTCCCGCGCACTGGCGGAACCGGGCTTCGATGCAGGCAAAGCCTCGAATTACTGGCGCAACGCGGCTTCCCGTGGCCTGCTGCACCCTTACCGCCGCAATGTCTCGGCCAAGCGCCCGCACTTCCTCTACCACCCGGAACAAGTCCTGATCTGCGGAATCCTGATCCGCATGTCCGAGGCCGGGTTTACCGGGGAGGGCATTTTCGCTCGGGCGGCGTCCGCGTTGCAGGCGTTTAGCGTTCGGGACGTTCTGTCCCCGGAGCAAATCACCGCTGGCGAAAAGCCGAACTTCCCCTGCCGCAACCCCGCGTCGTGGGCCTTCCGCAACTACCTTGCCGGGCATCGTGGCTTCACCTTCGAGCTGGTGGCGTTCCGTCGCGAAGACTCCGGCTTCCTCGATCACCGCGCCCGACTGATCCAATACCCGAGCGCCGAAGGCACTGACTGGCACATGGGGCCGGAATGGAAGCGCCGGAGCGTCTGGGCGCTTGATCTGGACCCGATCCTTGAGCACCTGACCCGCGAAAAGGGCGTGCTGCACTAAATGTCCCTGCTGTCCCGCCTCTTCAAGCGCGAAGCCGCCCCGGTGGCCGTCCGGTCCTTTGACGCGGCTGCCGGTGGCCGTCGCGGTGCGGGCTTCGGGCGGCACTTCGGCTCGCACGGCACCGAAACGCTGGCCGCCGCCATTCCGGTGCGCGCCCGGGCTCGGCACGCCTACGCCAACAACGGCTATGTGCGGAACGCCGTGGACGCGATTGTGGCCGAGGCCGTTGGCGCGGGTATCGAAGCCAATTCGGCCTATCCCGACAAGGACGTGGCCGCGCAAATCGACAATGCGTTCTTCAGTGCCGATCTGGACGCCGAGGGCCGCACCGACTTCCGGGGCATGACCGCCGCCGCCGTGCTGGCCGAGATTGTAGACGGCGAAGCCCTCTTTGTGGCCGAGCACCGGGACGGGCGTATCCGTCCGGTGTCGGCGCGGTTTCAGGTGTTTTCGGCCTGCCAGTTCCAGGGCATGAGTTCGTCAATGCGATTGATCTTGTGATCAGGCAGGCGCTGGAGGACCCATGTAAGCCATGC